AATTAACGACGGTGAAGTGGTTGGCTATATTTTGCACAAGAGCAATGGCACACAAGTACCACTTATGCTAGATGAAATCGTACACGACAAACGACCAAATCCGTTCAACGAGTTTCGTGGTATGTCTGTACTTGAGCGTGCATCAGTTTACGTTGACACGGAGATTACAACTTCTGTCTTTACATTGAACTACATGCGAAACAACGCAAGCCCAAGCGGTATTTAACGCTGCCTAACATGGACAAGGAAGTCTTTAAGCAGTTTGCTCAACAGTGGCGTGAAGGCTATGAAGGACCACACAACGCTGGTAAGACAGCATTTATTCGTGGTGACGGCGTAGACTTCAAGGCAGTTGGTGCAACACTTAAAGACGTTGACCAAAAAGTTACACGAGACATGGCGAAAGAAGATGTCCTTATGATGCTAGAAGTTCCAAAGGCTTTGCTAGGCATTGCAGATAGTTCTGGTCAGGCACGAGCAAACGTTGAGGCTGTTCACTACATCTACAACAAAGAGAAGATTGACCCAATCATGGAGCGCCTTGACCGTATCTGGGAAAAGATTGCAAAGGTTGGTGGCTTTGCTGAAATCATGGACATACAGCACGTATCGCCTATCCCAGAAGATAAAGAGTTTAGGCTAAAGCGCCAGAAAGATGGTGTGAACGTATGGCTTACAGTTAATGAAGCACGCGAGATGGACGGACTTGGACCAATTGACGGCGGTAGCATTTTAATGCCACGCAATGCAGTTCCACAAGCAGCACCAGTTGCAAACTCCTTGACAGCAAAAAAGATAACCATGAAGCGTGAATTATCAAGTACAGAAAAGGTACTAGCGCTTAATGCAGAACAAGAGTCATTCCGTAAAGACCTTGTTGCTATCAACGACATCTACGCTACTAAGCTAAAGACAGAGATTGACAAGTTTTCAAAGAAACAAGAGGCTGTAGTAATTGGCAAGATTGACGCAACCAACAAGAGCTTTGAAGAGTATTTGTTTAGCATAAAAGAAGATAGCACTGCACTTGCACTTTTGCTTGTACCTATTGTTATCGAATTGATGGAAACACAAACCGAGGGTGTTGCAAACTTTATCAGCGGTGAATTACTTACGATTAGTCCAGAGATACGAGAAGGCGTAAACCAAAACATGTTACGGATTGCTGGACTGTACAACCAAGACACTATTAAAGCACTAGAACAAACGTTGGCCGCTGGTCAGGGTGCAGGTGAAAGCCTTGCCAAGCTTAAAAAGCGTGTAGAGCAGACCTTTAGCGACGCTCAAGGCTACCGAGCAGAACGTATTGCACGAACAGAGAGCTTACGTGCTAGTAACTCAACAGCAGAGCTTACATACAAGCAAAGTGGCTTTACAACAGTTAAATGGTTTACAAACCCAGGAGCTTGTGCATTTTGCCAAACCTTCGAGGGACAGACAAAAACAATTGGTAGCAGCTTTGCTAACGTAGGTGATGTTGTTACAACCGCACAGGGCGATCAGATGCAGGTTGAATACTCTGACATCGGAACTCCACCATTACACCCTAATTGCACTTGCTCATTAGTGCCGGAGAATTAAAATGACGACAAACGCTGATTTGTATGCTGAAGAAAATAGAACACAGCTTATTGATACACATAAAGCTATTTTAGAGCTACATAATCTTATTAAAGAACAAACAAAGCAATATAAAGCCCCCAGTGATGAGTTAAGGGTCAAAGGTGATGTAAGAGTCAACACTGAGACTGAAATTGATGTAAAGAACTTAGAAGAGGTTACAAAGTCTATTGATGCACTTTCAGAAGTCCTATCACTTGCTATTAAGAACAATTCTTACAAACCGGTTGAATTAGTCACGGTAAAAAACATTAAAGACGCAAAGCCTGATGCATTAAAGATAACCAATTTCAATGAATTGGCTGATTATTTTAATAAACTTACAAAATCAATTCAAGATAACCAACCAATTGTAAATATTGCAAAAGAAGCAATTCAATTTCCAACAAGCGCAAGCAAGCCTATTGCTGTACGACTTAGCGACGGTAAGTCATTTTACTCTGCAATGACGGCAGCATTTACTAGTGGTACAACAACACTGACAGACATACGTGGAGGCTATGAATATAATTACATAGACGTGCAGCAAACAAGCTCCACTGTTGAAACCTATGTCTATAAAAAAGACGGATCTGGCGGCACTATTATTCGTACAATAACTGTTGTGTATACAAACTCTAATAAAACGGATATAGACTCCGTAGCTTGGAGCTAAAATGCCGTACAAATTCAACCCTTTTACCGGTAAGCTAGACTACTTTGAACCCGGTGCAGGTGACCAAGACCTTTCAGCACTAGCAACTAAAGCAAATGTACTAGAACTTGACAACACAACGTCATTTACTCCTGACGCTGATTACGAACCAGCTACAAAAAAGTATGTAGACGACAACATAGACGTTGTTTCGGCAAAGTTTGTGAAGCTTACAACTACTTCTACCGCAGATGCAAACCCTGGTAGCGAAATGAAGATAGCATGGGATACTTTAGTTATTGATGAAAAAGGTAATGCCCTTACGCACTCAATTAGCACGAACAACAGTCGCATAACTATTAACCAAGATGGCTATTATCGTGGTTTCGTAAATATTGGGTTTAATGGCAGTGTAGTCAGAGGAGCGCCACGAGTCAGAGTGAAAGTAAACAACACCACATACTTACCAGAAGAAGCTAGGCATACTTATATCCGTGCTGGTTCGGGTCACAACGACAGCACAGCTAACTTTGCTTTCACCTTTGAAGCGAGTGCTGGCGACTATATTGAAATAACCTCTATACGGGGATCTGTGATTGGTACTCTAAACATAGACGGAGCTTCACTTACTATTGAAAAAATGTAGTATCTAACGTAGCTACCGATACTATTTTGGGGCGTACAACTGCTGGATCTGGGAACTCAGAAGAATTGTCACCCAGCACGTGGTAATCTTAAATATCTACTACAGTTTTATTCCTGGTATAATGAACACAGATTGTAAATATGATAGATGTTAAATGTAAAAACTGTAATAGATTACTTGCAAAAGCCGAGTCTATGAACGCGGCTATTAAATGCCCCCGGTGCAAGATGATATTTGAATATAAACTGTATTCTAATTTATTTTTAACAACTGAATATAATAGTTCTTTACAAAATAAGCATAATCGTAGTATAATGCAAACAGAGTCCACTGAGACCATGCTCGAATAACGAGCGCCACCTCTGTAAAGAGTAGGTAGGTCTAATCAGTGGTCTTTTTTATTAGGAGAAATAAATGCACATTAAATCAGAAGCGTACATTGAAAAAGCAACAAAGCTCCAAGAGGGAGAAGTTGAGTTTGTCGTATCTACTAACGATATGGACTCACACGGCGAAAGAATAGACGTAGACGGAATTGATTTAACTGAGTTTAAGAAAAACCCAGTTGTCTTATGGGGTCACGATGGCTTTAACCTACCTATTGCTAAGGCAGTAAAGATTTGGAAAGACAACGGGAAACTTATGGCTCGTGCTAAGTTCTATATGAAAGACGACTTTGCCCGTAAGGTCTACGACTACATTATGGACGGTTACTTGAACGCTGTATCTATTGGCGGCATGGTAAAGCAATGGGGAACAGACGGCATGACTATTTCTGAAATGATGATGAAAGAGTTTAGCGTGGTATCAATCCCGGCTAATCAAAACGCACTTGTTTCCAATAAGTCACTTGACGGCAACCAAAAAGCAGAGCTTAAAGCCCTTGCAAACGGTTATGCACGCAAGTTGCTTACAACTGGCGATAATGAACTAAACAAGAACATCGAGACATTAGAAACACTCGTTGCCACCTTAAAGGAAGTAGCCCACGGCAAAACCCATGAGGATTCGGCTGACGGTACATTAACTCGACGAGTAGTTTTGCGCCAAGCGCAAGCGGTCGATCAGCAAGTCGAAACTGTCATCCGACAGATTAAATTAAAAGGAGACTCAAATGAGTAAAGAAAACATTGAGATTGACGCAGAAGTTATCAAGGCTGTTGCCGATGAAGCTGCTAAATCCGTAAAAGAAGGTCTTGTTATGCCAACGGCATCAGACATTGCAAAAGAAATGGTTGCACTAACAGAAAAAACAGAAAAAAAGAACGTAACATCAGAAGTTGAAAAAGCGGAAGTAAAAAGCACTATGGAAAACCTATCAAAAGAAATGCGATTTGCTAAGGGTGTTTTTGCATTCAAAAACGGCAACGCTGCACAAATTGCAGAATACAACACATATGTTAACAAAGCATGGTTCGATGTAAACAAAGCTGACTACCAGAACGTTACTACAACGGCTGACGGTGGCGCACTTGTTCCTGACCCAGAGTTTGTTGCTGAAGTAGACCGTCTTACTGACGACTACGGTGTTGTTTCGCGACTTGCTACTATTCGGCGTACAGACCGAGACTCAGTAACACTATTAAGTGGTACAAACGAGATCAGCTTTACAAAGACCGGTGAAGCAGTTGCTCAAAACGCACAGAAGCTAACTTACGCTGCAGCAACCGCTGCTCTTGACAAGTACATCGCAACATTGGTAATGACAAGTGAAATCGTAGAAGATTCCGCTATCAACCTTTTCAACGATGCTGCTAACGAAATTGCACGCGCACGAGCTAAGTTATTTGACCAACTAGTATTCACAGACGCAACCTACGGTCTATTAAGTGCATCATCTGGTGATACTTACAAAACTGTTAGTGTTGGTTCTGCTATTACTGACTTTAGCGCTGATGACGCAATGAATGGCCGATACAAGGTTGTTTCAAGCGCTCGCCGCAATGGTCGTTACTTCATGCACCCAACAGTATGGAACGCCCTACGCCAGACAAAATCTGGTGACGGAACTAACTCAGCAGCCAACTACCTATTCGGTGGTCCTGGACAAGCTATTACACCAAACATTGACGGCGTGCCTGTCGAATTAGTAGACGTACTACCAGAAGTTGGTGACATCACAGCAAACGAATCATTTGCAGTATTTGGCGACCTTGCGCGTATTCAGTTACACGTTAAGCGATTGCTAGAAACTAAAATCTTTGATAGCGGTGTTGTTAAAGACTCAGGCGGAACTGACATCAACTTAATTACACAAGATTCATTTGCAATCCGTGCTACATTGCGCGTTGTTCCTCAAACTCGTTTTGAAGGTGCATTCGTTATATTTGGTACAGGCACAGTTTCTTAGTAACAGTAATAAAGTTCTTGGAGGACTAAAATGGCAAACTTAAATAACCTATATGTAGCTGGCGGAAGCCTTGTTACCTTCGGTGGTGTTGACCTAGGTCACACAGTAGATGGTACTGAGGTTCAAGTTGAGCGTTCGTTAACAATGGTTAAGACCGATTTATACGGTGAGACCCCTGTTGACTACGTTGTAACTGGTCAAACCGCTACAGTAACGTTAAAGTTGGCCGAAATTACTCCCGATGTACTATCATACGTTTTACCTGAGTCAGATTATGACAACGGTTCATCAGATGATCACTTGCACTTCGGGACTAAAGCTGGATACAGTTTACGTGCCGACGCATTAGAGCTTGTTATTACCCCTCAGGGTCGTAACAGCGATAATGGTCGTACCGTAACACTGTTCAAAGCTATCTCAACCGGTAACGTATCATTTGCGTATAAGATTGATGAGCAAAGCGTTTATGAAGTGACCTTTACGGCACTTGTAGACGAATCACGATCTGCTACTGATGGACGCTTACTAGGTCGTGTCGGCCCGGTAGCTATTAGCTAGACTAATGAGTGACCAAGTTAAGAGAGCCAATAAACTGGCTCTCTTTTCTGTTTTTGTGGTACAATACACTTATGTTAAAGAACTACTATAATAGCGCGATATTAACAGTAAGGGAGCACATACATGGCATTGATAAGTCAGAGCGAATTGGAATCGAGACTCGGGAGGACTTTAACGAGCGCCGAGACTACCGCCTTCGCGCTAATAAACGGCGCAAATCAAGCATACGTCGAGAAAATGATCGGATCGAGCGTAGAAGTCGCAACCGAGGCAACTAGATATTACGACGGCGGATTGCAAAACTTACCTATAGACCCTTGTACTGATATTACAGCTTTGAAGTTCGTAGATGAAGATCAAGTTGTTATCGAAACCATAGACGCTTCCGACTACATCAAGGAACCAGTGAACCGCACCCTAAAGACAATGATACGTGCAAGATACGGCAAGCTTTATAACGGCTACGCAAATATTGGTGTTACTGCCAAGTTTTCAGTCTTTGGAGACACAGACACGCTTAACATTATTAAAAATGCAATGCTAGAAGCGCTTGTTGGTGAAATAGACAGTTCATCGAACCTCACTAAAGAATCTATTGAGGGCTACTCAGTGGAATACGCAAAGACACAAACACGGGAACTGCTTGATACAATCAAGTTTATTATACCTGGGATAATCTAATGAAACCTCCGATGCGAGAAACTGCAATAAAGATTACTAGGTCACTCAATGGCTACGGTGACTTTACTGAGATTTCACGCGTCAACCTACCTTGCCACTTTAGAAATGTTACATCACAGGTTGCTGGCGGTGGTGATGAAACCGTTGAATCAGATGCTTTAGCATGGTTTGAATCGGGATCAGGCGTTGTGCGTAACGATATACTTATTATTGACGGTGAAGGTTGGAGAGTTGAAAGGCTTACAAAAGCACGCAGATTACGCGACAACTCTGTGCAATTTATTAAGACCGAGCTATTGCGGTATGGAGTTATCTCATGAGTAGGCCAGTAGTAATAAACAACATGCCAGCGTTTACTTCTCAGTCACGCAACGTTCTGGGCGATGCCCTAAAAGATGCTGCAAGAGACGGACTTATAAATGCTGTTAAGTCTGCACCGTTCAAAAAGGGTCAGCTTCGTTCTGATTCTGGCATTACAAAAGTCAATCAGCTTAAATACCGTATATCTTTTTGGAAAGAATATGCACGCTTTCAAGAGTTTGGCGGAGACTCAAAGCGCACTGTTCGTAACTACAGCACAGCAAGCACCGGCGCTCACTTTTTGCGTAATGCCGGAGATGAACAAGCACAGCGAATATCGTATAAGTTTAAGAAACACTCAGGGAGAATCTAACCATGTCAGACTTAGCACGCAACGTTGCAGATTACCTAGAAACGGCTGGCTTTGG